TCATCGGACCAATTGTGGTCGGTGTCGTTCTTCGATTAGTCGATAAATGGCTAAACAAGGACAAATAGTGTCAAAAAAAGACCTCAAGCTTATTTGGTCGTGAGCTTGGGGTCTTTTCTAGCCTATGATATAGAACTAGTACTCAATTCCTTTTTATTATCCCACAGTTCACAAAATTTGTCAAAACTTTACATCCTCATCCATTCAGCTTCTACAACTTTATAATCTGTCCAATAAAGTTTATAAGATTAAGCGAAAGTTAGCGGAAAATTATTTTTAGGAAACTCCCCAAAAGCCTGAAATAGAGCCAAAAAACTCCACCTGATTGGGTGGAGTTAAGGGAGATTATTATGAAAAAGGTAAAATAAAATCTTATTAAATCAACACTTTTGGAGGGTGTCCCCTCCAACTCCCCGACCTCTGGACAAGGTCTATTTTTTTTGAAAAAATTAAAAAAACTTCATCAAAACGCTTGACTTTCTCGGTGTACCGTGATATAATATAATCAAGATAAGGAAAGGAGGTGAGGAAGTTGAACAAAGAAGATTGGCTTAGGTTACTTGAAAAGGCGATAGATAATATCCCTGAAACGGTAACTGCTATAGCAAGTCTAGTGACTGCAATAACAGTCGCAAGGCAAAACAAAAAGCGTAAACCCAACTCCCGCAAAAGAAAAAGGTAAACGCTAAGAGGTGGGGGCGAAAGCCCCTCACACCTCTATTTTATCAAATGAAAAGAGGAAAAGCAATGGTTAGTGCAATAGCTATTTTTATAATTGCAGTCAATGTATATATTTATCTAAAAAATAAAAAGGACAAATAAGTATGAGGAAAATTATTCAAGAATTATTAGACAGCCCGATGTCTACATCTGCTATTTCGCAAGGCGCTGGGGTTCCTTGGACTACTGTTTCTGACCTCAGAAAAGGGAAAACAAGCATGGACAAAATGGCCCTTCTAACGGCAGAAAAGCTCTATGAATTTGCTATAGCTGATAAGCAGTGATTTCGGTCACTGCTTTTATTATTGCAAACAAAAAACCGCAAGCTACTGCCTGCGGTTAGTGTAATAAATTTTTAATCTTTCTGTTTTTTTATTTTATTTTGTGGTGATGAGCCCATCAGGCTCAATCGTAAATTCTGGTTTGTCTGCCATTGTTCCGTCTGATTTAAGGTAGTACCAACCTGTACCATCTGCTGATTTGATGAACTGCTTGGATTTCATGTCGCCATCCTTGGCATCGAGGTAGTACCAATGCTCCTTGTACTTAACCCAACCAGTGGCCATTTTACCATCTTCTTTGAAATAGTACCACTTGTTAGCGATGAGCGCCCAACCAATAGCCATTGATCCACTTGGGAGTAAGTAATACCAGTGTCCATCTGAATGCTTGTGCCATGTGTTAGCTTTCATATAGCCATTGCTATCAAAGTAATACCAGACATTGTTGATCTTCTGCCATTTATTCGTTGGGTAGCTTCCATCTGAGTTGACATACCACCAGCCAGTTGAATTTTTCTTCCAACCTTCCTGGTTGCCCTCATTATCGAGCATTTCTTGAACAGTTGAGCCAAGGGTTTGATAATGCTTGATTTTAGCAATCACATAGTCACGCAAGCTGTCATTGTAGCCACCGTGCAATTCAAGGGAACGAGCAGGGCACGAGGTGCTTGAAAACTCATTGTGGAACTTGATATTTGAATAGTTCGGAGTATCACCGTAGTAAGCCATGTCCTCTGCCATTTGGCGCAATACCATGTTTTCATTTTCGATAAATTCGGCATCTGATGCGCTTAACTGCTGGCATACTTCATAGCTAAGAGAGTTCATGTTAGCATCGTAGTTAGCAGCAGACCACGAACCATTGTATGTGTCTTCGACTCGCACAATTGCATCTCTTGTGATGTAGTAATGAGCAAAACCAAGTTCAGACTGGCCATTGTCATATCGTTCTTGGAGCCATTCGATATAGGCCTTTGCACTTTTTGAACCAGCATCATTATGTAAAACATAATACTTTGGTCGCTCAGTTGGTCGGGAGCCTGAAATCCCATTAAAAATTGTATGGTTAATGATTTCTACCATGGTCTAGTCCTCGCTTGGTTCGTAATATTCTAGCGCACGTTTGCTGTCCGAAATCCCTGCTGTGGTTGGGTCATTCACGACACCAATCAATACCAGGATGTAAACGAATGTGTTCACACCGTCTTGGATATTTTTTGGAATTTCAAGACCGAATTGTTGAGACATCAAGAAGATTGCCCCTAAAAGAGCAATAAGTGTTGCTTTATTTTGCAAACGCAATTTCCAGTTAATCATGTTCATTTCTCCTTTTATTGTTTATTTTGAATTAAATTTTTAAGCTCTCTTACGTCTTCACCAAGTGATTTCACTTGCTCAGCTAGTACTAAGATAGCCTTATTCTGTTCATCGTGGTTATCGAGCCGTTTGTTGGCTGATGTCTTGAATTCGTTCAGATTTTCGATATCTTTCTCTAAAATCGTAAGACGATTCTCTTGTTTGGTTGCTTTATCTTTCATCGAAAAATAAAGACCAATCACAGGGATAAGGGTGATGAAGATCTGTACGAGAAATCGTTCATATCCTGGCATATACACCTCTACTCTTTCCCTTCAAATTTCCAAGCGACACCAATACCATCTTGCTCCAGGCTACCTTTTATCACAAATGCGCTGACAGGCTCGCCGTTGTAAGTAAATTCTTTGTTAAGCTGTACTAGGATGCGTTTCCCTTCACCATTGACCTCTACGTGCTCAGGGTCTTCAATGGTAATCAGGTCATGTGGTAAGTAGGTCTTACCGACTTCAGCTAGTGGAATCAACTCAACCAATTCTTTATAAGTCGTGCCGTACTCAATATTCTTGCTCATGACAGAGTTCAAGACAAGAACATGAATGACCTTCTGATTCACTTTCGAATTCTCTTCAGTCTGTTTGACAAGAGCAGAAAGTCTGTCCTGCTCGCTCTTGTTGTGTGCGATCTGTTGCTCAGCTTGTTCAAGCTTATTCTGCGCCTGAACAATCGCAGAGCTTGGGTCCAATTCAGACTTGAGAACATCCAGCACTGATTGAATCAAGACATCTTCCGGTTCATCTCTACGGTCTCCAGGGAATGATCGTGAGTTAGTGCTGTAGCGGTTGCCTTCTGATAGTTGAATTTCTACCACTGTCTCAACATTGGATCCAGAATTTCTTAAGTACGGTCTTGTTGATAGATTATACCCATTGATTGCCATGTCTATTCTCCTTCTGCTGGTCTAGTTTGTTCATCAAGCAGAGCTTCCAGCTCATCCACTCGTGCTTGAAGTCTTTGATTTTCAGCCAATTGTTCTTCCAGCTGAATGCTCAAGAGATTATTTGCAACCATTGTACCGTTTGATGTATCGGATAAGTCGTTGATTGTCATCCGAAGTGCGCGGTTAAGCTGTTCTGTATTCATTTTCTAAGTTCTCCAATCTGTGTGTAAGTTTTTGATTTTCAAGAGCAAGCTCCTGAATAGCTTTAAGGGCGATATTAGTTAATCTGAGATTGTCCAGATTCAGCGTGTCACCGTTCTCGTAAACAAGCGTAGGATCTACTGCCTGAACCTCTTGGGCAATCAAGCCAATCTTTGTGTGTGCCTTTTGTGGTCTGTCCTCTTGTTTCTTCCAGTCATATTCCTTGAACTTGAATTGCTGGATATAATCAAGAGCATTATGCTCGCAAACAACGATATTTTCTTTCAGACGTCTATCTGAGAAATGCTGGTTGATAATTGACCACAATCCGTATGCCTTCCCAGCGTATCTATAGTAAATATCATTTCCAGATCCCCCAAAATCAAGCGAGACATCTGAATTCCAGAAGCCTATGCTAGCAGTGTCCTTGCCACCGACGTTTCCTTTAACGGTCTTAAGCCAACCGATTCCTTTGGCCTTGATGTAGCCTTCAACTGTTAATAGAAAATCATCGCTTTCGCTAGCATAATTATCCGTGGTGAAATCCGTGTCTTTGTAAATAAAAAGACCGTAAGGCACGTTCTTACCTCGACCATAAGATCCGATGAATTGAACTCCCAAGCCGTCCTTAGCATTTACAGTACGAGGCACGTTAATCTGTAGACCACCATTCACAGTATCGAATGAGCCATAAGAGCCTAGTTGAATTTGGGTATGTCCTGTTAAGGTCGCACCATAAATGTCTGTGCCTCGGATAGTTCCTCCGTAAATCCTATCACCGCTTAAAATACCTGAGCGAACCTGACTTGCATCGATTGCAACACTCTGCACACGGTTGATGAAGGCTTGTTTTGCAAAAAGTTGACTCAAGTAGGCTTCATTTGCGACAAGTTTGTTGAAAAATGCCTGGTCAACCTTCAATTTCTCAGCCGTAACAGCTTCAGCATCCAAAATAACCGTAGTCACTGAACCAGCTTCAAAATTGGCCGTTTTCAATTTATCAATCATAGCTGACTTGATAACGGCTCTCTCAATTAAGGTCTCGCCAGTTATATGAGTCAATTTACCAGAAAGACGGTTATGACCATTAGCGCCCAGGTTTAAACCAGAAATCAAATCACCTGCACTATTGATATTCTGAACGGCCCATGAACCAGCTAGTTGAGTCATTTTTGTTTGCGCTGCTTCAAGTTTCGCATTCGCATCTGCGACTGCATCTTCTGGAGCTGGTTGCCAGAGTCGATCATTTGAGCCTTCATAGAAATCCAGCTCGGTCATGAATAGTCCGCCCCATTTATTTGGGTTGTTTCGGTCGTACTCGAATTGAAGATAACCTTCGTCATAATCTTCAGTATTTAAGGTGAATGATTTCTTGATTGATTTTGAATTATTAAAAACAGGACCATCTACCCACAGAGGTCTACCGTCAAAGACAAGCTGTTTCTCTTCAAAATCAGAGATTGAGCCTTTTTTTCTCTTACAAAAATATATCTTGAAATATTTCGAGTTGTTATCAAATCCTAAAATATTCAAAACGTAGTCTGCATTTTGTTTGATGATAAATCGTGGACTTTTAACAACCGCGCCTGGTCTCAATGAAAACATTTTTTTCTGACCATTGAAGTAGAATTGATGAGCTGTGAATCCTAATCTTCCGTCTGCTTCTGTCCAGTATTTCAATCCGTCGTCTGCTCGTGAATTTCGGAGCATATTCGGTCCACCTTGAGATGAATACTTACTCACCTCAACTTGAAATAGTTGGTTAGTCAATGCCATACGAGCAACATTGTCTGCGATACTATTGTTAGTATTGCCCAGAATTCGCTCATAGAGGCGACTAGTTTCTTGTACTCGCTGGAAGTCCGTCTGATTAGCCTTGCCAGAAATCTGAGATGAGATGCTTGCAAATCGACCATCAACCGTCTGCTTGTACTGAGCAATCTTTGAAGTAATATCATTGTTCGTCTGTGTGGCAATCTCGCTAAATTGACGTTCTAGACCTCTCAAATCTTCCTGATGGGTTGACTTACCGACATAGTCTCTAGATATCTGCTCACGAACTGCGCTAACTTGACGAGCACTTTCCTCTCGGGCATAACGCTGCAAGTCTTCCTGTCGCTGACCGTCTTTATTTACATATACCTGAACAGTGGATAATTCTTCTCGCAATTTCCCTGCTTCAGCTACTACCAAAGTCTTATCTGCTTTATCCTTAGTTGCGTTCAAAATCTCCTGTTGGATAGAGCCAGCCCGCACCTCAAATTCAGCCAGGCTCAACATCTGATTTAGCTTGTTCTGCGTATTTGTTTCAAGACTCTTCACGGACTGCCTGATATTTTCAGCAGTCACGTTGAGTGAGCTTATATCCGCTTTGGTTCTCAATCCTTCAGTCAGGCGGCTTACACCAGCATCTAGCGCATCAGCGCGCTGTCTGAAGTTAGATTCAACGGTTGAGACACGGTCTTCTTGGTCTTCATACGCTGATTGATAGGCTAGGAAATAATTGCCAACCGATAACATAGCGTTCTCGATGACGACCTGCAAATCAGCTGGAAAGCCGTAATTCGTCCCAAAACGAATAAAGACATTGTTAGTCTGATAGGTTTCAGAAGAGCTAGACAAGTCAATTGTGAACTCAAAATGTTGACGTTCGGTAGTCCCACCTTTAAATGTGAGTTTATAGCCATACCACGGATGAGCACCAAAGTGAACATTGGCTTGTATATCATTGGCTAAGGCAACAGGGAAAGTCACATCAAAAGATATGCGAACATAATCACGCTTGAACCTGTCACCGTTCTTCCAGAAATCAGGGACTATGAATATTCTGTAGTCGTATGTCGCTTGATTTCCTGTAGTAAACGTCCTTGAACGTGAATTCCTGAAGTAATTCCGTGAACTACCAACCTGCACACTCGCTATCTTACTAGCCAGCTGCTCGGCTGTCTGCGTGAGTTCTGACTTGCTTGCCTTGCCATTAGCTAAGTTGGTCAGTTCTGACAGTCTGCGAGTCGTCGTCTCCTCATACGTCGCTTGCGCTGACTTCACACCAGCCAGTTCTTTTTTGGTCTGGATAAGCGCTTCAACCTGCTTAGCAATCTCGGTTTCAACCTTCGCTTGTTTCGGTCGAATATCGTTTGCGAGTGTATTCTTCAGAGCATCTATAGCTCCCGACAAAGCTGTTTGAGCGCTTGTAGCCTGTCTCTTGAATTCTTCAAGTTTTGCAACAGAATCCAGCCCAATCCGCTTCGCTTCCTGAGCGAGTAAACTACTTGCGCCAGCGTTTTGTAAGGCTTCTATAGCCTTGCGCTTGATTTCTTGTAATGGACCATTATCAAAACTACTAAATCGCTGGTCGATAGTGTCAGAGAGTTCTCTCTTGACTTCTTCAGACTTTGCGTTGGCAAGTTCGATACCGTCAGAAATTTCCTGTCTAAGCAATCCAGCCTTATGATCAAAGTCTAAGTCAGCATTTTGAAGAGCCTTTTCAAGGGCGATTTCTTGTGCAGATTCTGTTACTCCAAGAATTGCATCGGCTGCGCTAGATAGCCCACCAGAAGCTCTAGAACCACCAGTGCCTGCCTTATCATCGAAAGTCAGAGAGATGTATTCTTCTTTTAAGGCATCGAACTCATAAGAAATAGCTTTCTTGAATACATCGACATTATGTTTCCAGCTCTTGAGATTGGCCGTATCACCCATGTGAACAACTTGCCCATCAAGTTCAAAGGCTTCAATCTTGATAGCATCAGAGACCTTGTCAATGCCTTGATTTGTAAATTTAGCCTGCGCCCACTTCTGCAACTCTTCAACGCTCTTTGCATTGTTGTTCTCATACTCTTTTTCATTGATATAAGGGTATGAGTTGATAAGAGGACTATCAACAGTCACTCTGATAGTCGTTTCCTTGTCGGCGCCTTCGGGTTTGAAAGTTGATTTGGCGTGGATTCTAGTGACAACATTCTGACTGTTTTTTGTGCGTTGGTAGTCCTTCAGATTCTTGTGTGTCGTGATAACAACACCACGATTCTCGCCACGGCTCTTCTTGACAGTCATCGCAAAGTTATCACGAACCAGCTCGCCTTCCCATGTCCCGACGATACTGTGCTTACCGTCCAGTAATACAGAGTAGAGAGTTTCTGTTTCAGTCGTATTGAAGGTCCTACGATCCTGGATATCGCTATTGAAAGAAAAATCACCCAAAGCAGTTTTGGTGTTTTGAACCATGCGAGAAAGAGCCATGCTACAACTCTGATTAGTCACACTTACTGGCGTGATAGAACGTTGCATCACATCGTCTGAGATGTGATAGGCTGTGATTTCCAGATGGTCATTGTGTTCAACAGGTTTCTTAATGCGAAATAGTTGCGCACCAAGAACAGGAGTCGGCGCTTTTATCAACATATCTTCTTGGATGAGCTGATAAATACCAGAATCAGAAATAGGATATTTCACAGTTAGGGTGAAATCGCCATTCATGGTCTCTTTCACAATCGCTGAAGTCGCTTCATTAAGTGGCTCTCCGTTCCAACGAACGGTTCTCACATCTTTATCAAGTAAATAAAGCAATTATGCCCACCCCCAAACTGTCTCGATTTCAAGCGATTGAATACCTTGACCTAGAACAACCCCAACATTCTTCACTTTCGCTGGATCAACTGTTATAAAATCTCCTGACCATTTCACTGGCTTCCCTGTTGTCGTTTTAAAACTAGGATTGTCAGGATTATTGACCATCACAAGCGACTCAGTGAGTCGTTCAAGACGGATGACCTGACCAGCGATTGTAAACGAAGTCTCAGCAGCACTCTGGCCACTGATTATGATTTTAGGAAAAGCAAGAGCAGAACCTTGCACGGTTAAAGTTCCACTTCTTGTCAATCTCTGTGTATCAGTGGCTTTGAAGTATTTGGTAGGGTGACAAGTAAAGGTTGCTTTGGTCATATAAAGACCAGGTTGTACTTCTTCAAGGTCGCTCACATTGACCTTATAGCACCAGAGACGAGTTGTTTTGACTCGCTCGCTCTCTAACCAGAACTTCTCGCGGATAAACAGACTCATAAATTGGTTCATCTGCTCTTCGGTCGGTTTGACTAAGTAAATCGTATAAGATTTCTTGATCAGTTCCCTGTGCTTGTTCGTCTGAACAATTGCCCCACTGATACCACCATGCTCCAAGAGAGCTGTCTTGCTCTCTCCTAGAGCGATTGAAGGAGAGTCATGAATAATGACCTTAAAAGGAAAAGACGATGTTCTCACACCGTCAATCACAAGCTCATTATGTTTTACCATGCAACCCCTCCTCTCAATTGTGTCCTACGTTGCAATTCGTCAGCAATGCGCTGAGCCACCTCATCAGCAATCCGACTGATGTCAGCTTCTTCTCTGACAGTGTTACCAGTAATAGTAATGTTGATGGTCGGTGAAGTTCCACCCATAGTCTGAGCGATGCCCCGACCGATGGCTCCAAGCGTTTTGTCGTTAAGTGGTAATACTGCCTCATTTCCAGCTTCACCACCAACCATAATGTTATTGCCGTTCATTCCAAAGATAGTTGGTTTCGTCATGATACCGCCTTTGGCATACCATTCGATTCCAATACTTGGAACACCTTGACTCAACCAATCTAATGGATTGGCCGAACCACTCACATAAAAGTGAGGTAGTGGAATGTGTGGCCAGCTGATGTTGAAGTTAAACAATCCTTTGATGGCTTCAATAGCTGAAGATACAGCGTCTTTTGCCCCATTGATAGCGCCTGAAATGGTACTCTTGATGCCTTCCCAAACACTTGATACTGTGCCAGATATAGCATTTAACACATTTGATACAGTATCCTTGATGCCGTTCCAGACATTTGAGACAGTTCCTGAAATGCCGTTGAGGATATTTGAAATGTAGCTCTGGATAGCTGAGAAAATGGTCTGAACAATGCTTTGAATAGCTTGCCATACAGTTGAAAATACTCCCTTGATGGTTTCCCAAGCACCTGACCAATCACCAGTGATGATCTGCATAACTGCTTGGATAACACCAAGAACAACATTGATTGCAGTCTCAACAACGGTCTTGATGATTTCCCAAGCTGTTGTAACGATCAGTTGAATGTTGTCCCAGCCAGCTTGGAGCAAGGGGCCAAGTATATCCAGTATTGTACTGATGACCGTATAAATGGCATTCCAGACGGTCTCAGCACTTGTCCTGATAAGTTCCTGGTTCTCCGTCCACCAAGCCACAACCGTCCCGAATATACTCATGATGAAATCAGAGATTTCTGAAACAACTGTATTGATAACGGCTAGTATAGCATTCCAGATAGTCGTGATCGCTTCTCTGAAGCCTTCGTTAGTTTCCCAAAGGTATTTCACAATTGCAACAATCGCTGCTATGGCCACTACAACTCCTGAAATAATTCCAATGATTGGTAATGCTGCTGCAATCATTGCGCCAAATGAGGACATAAACACAGCTTGCAGGGTTAAGAATATGGGGGCTAAGGCTCCTACAATTGTCAAAACCACACCTAAGATGACAATGAAATCTTTTACTGGATCAGGTAAGGAATTAAACAGCTCAGCTACACCTTTCACAATCGTTGCCAAGGTTTGGAAAACAGGGATCATCATTTCCAGAAGAGGTTGACCAATAGCAGATAATGCATTGGTCCCAGCTTGTTTCAGATTCCCCATCACGTTTTCTAGGCCGTCTGATTCTCTTGCAGCCTGTCCAAGAGCTCCTGAGAGTTTATTTCCGTCTTCGACCATCTGAAGCAATGTCAATTGCTTCTGCGCTTCGCTCAAGTCCTTGAATGACTTTCCGTACAATTTATTTGCAGCTGCATTCCTAGTTGTCTCTGTCGCAGAGATTCCAAGAGCGGCATCGTTAGCAAAGTTTCCCTTCAAAAAAGATTGTAAGCTCTCTGTCACGCTCTCAATAGATTTGTCATAGAAGGCTGCACCGTCTGCTGCTGCCCTAGTTGCACGAGAAGTAAGATCCAAAGCTTCTGCTGTATCCAATCCTGAAGTTTTGGCAAATGAAGCCATCTGAGTGAATGATCCTTGCAATCGCTCTGGGACAATATCCATTTCCTGACCAAGAGCATTCAACGCTTCTCTTGCTTGGGTTTCCATATCTCCGAAAACGGTAGTAAATTGAGCATTACTAGCTTGCATTTGAGCAGCTGCTTCTAACGCTTCTTTTCCTACTTCCACAAGTTTTTCTGAAATAGCACTCAACTTCTCACTAAACTGTTGAAGTAGTTCTGCTCTTAAATTTCTTGAGATTTCACTTAAACTTTCTTGAGTGCTATCAGCAGCAGACTTTGTTCCCTTCATCTCATCATTGAGATGATTAAAAGCAGTCTTAGCCTGATTTAGCTCAGCTTCCATCTTGTTAGCTTGTGTGGAGTTCTCACCAAATTCTTTTTTAGTGATTTCCAATTGCTGTTCTAGATTTGAAATCTGTTTACTTACAATCTCAGACTGGGCACCAATCTTTTTCTGAGCAAGAGCATTTCTCTCAGCTTCACTTGCGTTAGCTCCTAGCTGACTTTCTTGCAATTTGAATGAACTAACTACTTTTTCATTCTCGCTAGCCAGTTGCTTCTGCTCATTTTGCAATTCTTTTAATTGGTTCTTGTTGTTCTGAGTAGCACTCCCATTCTCAGCAAGTGCCTGATTTACGTTTGCTAGTTTTCCTTCATAGCCCTTCAGGACATTTTGGGTTACTTCGACTTCACGTTGAAAAGCACGGTATTGATCAGCGCCGATATTCCCATTTTTGAACTGCTGTTCCACCTGAGACTGAGCTTGTCTCAAAGTTTCCAGTTTCTCCTTGGTCGTAGCAACTTGCTTCTGCAAAACTTCTTGCTTCTGAGTTAGGAGCGTTACGTTCCCTGTATCAAACTTCAAGGCCTTGTCAATCTGTCTCAACTCCTGACTTGCATCATTAGCAGCCTTATTGACATTTTTCAGCGCCTTCTGTAAAGGTTGCGTGTCGCCATCAATTTCAATTTTGATACCTTTGATATTTCCTGCCATATTTCCTCCTTTCTCAAAAAATAGAAAAGCGCTGAGAGAACTTATACCACTGATAATGCAGTCAGACCAAGGAACTTGGTCTTAGAATCGCTCTCTCAGCACTCATTTTTTCTTTAAAAACTGTCAAAATCAGCTTGCGTGGCTTTCCGTTCGCCACCCTTATCCTCACTCCGTAAATTCACATAATCCGTCTGATAATCCAGAGCCATTCCGATTGAGATGTGCTTTAGATCATCGATAGACAGACCAGTTTCTTTACAGCAGGATAGATAGGATTCTACTGTGAAGATTTCTTCGCTAGCTGATTCTGATTCATCTGGTGCTTTTTTGTCGTCATGCTCGCATTCAGCATTTCCATCAACACAGGACCAACTTCCTGAATCGGAAAGACTTCCATTTCCATGAAAAATTGTTCATAAGGCTTGATGTGAGGATTTGCAGATTTAGCAAAGGTCCAAAAAAGACGGTTGAAAAAGGTCATGTCAAAATCTGACAACATCGAAATATCAATATTAGTCGCTGTCAACTCTTTGTCAGTTTCCAGCTTGTTCAATTCATTCATGAATGATTGATTTTTCAACATCGAGAACAAATCTTGAAAATAATCTTTCCCAAATTGTTGCTTGTAGGCGATAGGAGTATAACCGTTGGTCCCCAACTCATACTCCTGATCACCAACCAAAACGATTTTACGCATAGATTTTCTCCTTAAGCTGCTACCGCAGTAGGTTCATACACTTTCTTGAACCAGTTGTCATAGATTTCCTTATTATCAGCTGATGTGATAGAACGTTTAACAACTGAATCAAGAGGACGAGGACTTGCTTTAAAGCCAAGTTCACGCTCATTGACGTTTGTACCATTTTTGGTTTTTGAGCCATTGCCTGGACGACTCGCTGAACAATAGTAAAGAACGTGACGTGTTTTATTCTTGTCCCCTGAAAATTCGAACATCAAGGCAAATGATGTGAATTCTGCATCAGCTTTTTCAGTCAAAACACCCGTCTGAGCATCTTTGATTTCACCCAAAATCTTAGTCGCAAACATTTCAATAATGTGAGAGATTTTGAATTTCCCATCATACCCTTCGTTTGAGTTCATGAAGTGATAATCGATATCGTCTGCTTTGATTGGTGTTGATTCCCCCTTTGGATCCAATGTCAATTCCATTGCTCCAGGAAAGCGGAAAATTTCATCGTAAGCAATCACTCCATCTGCACCAATTGATTTAATTGGCGCAACGTGAACATTTTTTAAACCATAGGTTACTTTATTTTCTTGAGTCATGTCATTCCTCCTTAGTATAGATAGACCGTATAAGACTTGACATAGAGTCTTTCAGTCTCAATAAATGTTTCTTCTTGAACATCGAAAAAGAGCTCGTGGGTTGTCCACAGCTCTTCCAGACGTTCTTCCAAATCTTCATCCTTCTGCTCAAAAGCTAGCTCTACTGTCACGCTCTTAATCTGATGATTAACCGTGTTGTCAGCTGCATTGATGGCTGGACTCGATTCATAATAGATCAGGTAAGGTAGGTCAGGAGCGTTCCCAATTTTAAACGCTCGATAAGTGACAGGCAAGTTTGCCTGTTCCAAAATAGCAGCAAAGTCTGATAGCTTCATTTTCCAATCTCCTTGATTCGCTTCTCAAAGTTCTGAATTGCTTTTTCTTCAGCAGGCTTAATGTGGACAATACCAGCGACACGACCACCATTTCTTGAAAGGTGCCCGTTCTCAAGTATGTGAGTAAGACTTGCAACTGCGTTGAACACAACAAAAGAGCCATTGGCCAACTTCTTCTTTTTCCAACTTCTGCGATACTTTCCGTACCGTTTCGGACTTGTCTCTTTCAACTCATCCACAGTCTCATCAGCCACTTGCTCTGCAATCTTATCCACTTCTTCAGTAACCTCATCAGAGTAAGCTGCAAGCTCTTTCGCTATCAAATCAGCAAGGTCATTACTCATTTCAAGACCTCTGACAAAGTCAACTCTAAAATTTCAGAATCGATAGGATAGGTTTTTAAGATGCGATATTGCTTGCCTTCAAACTTCGCAAACTCTTGATTCTCATACTCAAAATTTCGAATCTCAACGACCAAGCTCGGTTTTAGACCTGCTTGATTCGCCTGATAAAATTCAGAGCGAGTGATCCTCTTTTTGCGACATAGGAGAGTAATTTCAACATCTTCAGAGATTGGTTGTAGTAGCTTATCCTTACCCGTGACTTTCTTAGAGATCAGCGTGATTTCATGATTCCACATTCTTGACCTCTTTCTTTGATGCTATCTGTAAATTATGCAGTCGCCACTGAAGGTGACGTGGCATATCCACCCCACCCTCGTAGCGATAAGCAGCATAGTCAACGATAAACATTTCATGGTCAGCACGCTCACCAACAAGCTCGATACCGAGATTATCGGTCAATTCAGTGATGACACTTGAAATGATTTTTTTTAACGGCTTGTCTCTTAAGCTGGTTGAAATACCCAGCTTGAGTTTCAGCAATTCTAAAAGCTGACCTTCGTCCATGTTTACTCCTCAACTTCCTTAGCAGGCTCTTCAGCAGTTTCCTCAACTGTTTCTTCCTGCTCAACTGCGGGCTCTTCTTTCACTTCTTTGGTTTCAGGAGCTGGCTTTTTAGGTTCATCATCTCCCAAAACTTCAAGGAAGATAGACCCAGCAGTGTTGGCACCAGTCAAAAGGCCGTTTGTAAAGCTATCTGTGGGCTCATATCCCTCACGAGGAAAGATATCGCCAACAGCATAGTCATGTTTTTCAGGATCAGCCAAGTCCTTGAAAGGACGGATTACTTTATAGCTCATACGCTACCTCCTTAAGCTACAACATCAGTGTAGGTTCCAAATACCCCAGCATCTTCATCAGTCTTCTTGATGTCAAAACGAAGATATGAAGCTAGGTTCTTACCGAATCGATGGTTATCTTCCCAATTCACACTCAATTGCATACGGTCAAATAATGTAAGGAAGTATTCAACATCTCCGATAAAGTACTTCATTTCCCCTTCTTGACCCAAAAGAGTGTCATCAACAGGGTAGATAGTTTTTCCAGAGAATGAATAGCCCGTTGGTGAAGTGATGTCAGGTTGAAGCATGTAGCGGCCGTCCTTGTCCTTAACTTTATCCAATGCGTTGAACATAGAGTCAGTAACAACAAGAGATTTTTTATAAACAGATGAAATCTTAGTATTTAAAATATCTTTAAGTCCATCATAACCGCTAGCATTTACAACTTTTGCAGTTTTCAAAACATCCGCAACAATTGCCAATTTTGTTTGTTCGTCTTGGTCTTGGATGTCTGCTTGCATGATTCCAATAAGGTCATATTGTGCATCTTCAATCGCTTCACGAGAGATAGGAAGTTCACCACGATAAGTCTTGATTTTATAATCAACATCCGTGATTTTTGTTTTTCCTAATTCTGGATTTTCTTCAAGTTCACCAACCTCTGTCATCTTACGATTTGATTTCTTCATAACTGGATAAGTACCTGATCCACTTGTTACTTTCACAATATGGATTAGGTTAAGCAGCGGGTTCTGACGTTCAGGTGTTTTTTGTGGTTCCAAAACCTCTTTCGGAATGATCGCTCCTACATCTGTTGTTTTAACACCTGTGCGTTTTTGTCCACGAGAGCGGATGAATTCTAGTACTGCGTCACGTTGTTCCAATTTTTGTCCTCCACGATGTTCTTTGCTTGGATAAGTCGGTGCTTTGCGATTCAATTCTTCAACTTGATTTTGCAAATCTTCGATTTCTTTTTCAAGTTGTTCTTTTTCTGCCAATTTATCTTCCAATTCTTTTTGGATATCTTCCAGGTTCTTTTCAACCACTGAAACTTCTTCATCATTTCCAGCTTGATCCAATTTCTTCGCTTCAAGTTCAGAACGCTTGTTCAATTCTTTGATTGATTCTTCAAGCTCTACCACTTTTTCTGCTTTGTTGCGCATGCGGGCGCCTAAAATCAATGATTTGTGCATAGATTAAATTTCTCCTTAATTTCTTTCTTGCGCTTGTCCAGCGCTTCACGATTGGCACGCTGTTGACTTTCAAAGTCTTTCTGTCGTGCAGCAATTTCCGTTTGCGGATAGGCTGGGAATGTGCATGGACTCACTTCAAAGATTTCTAATTCTAAGATAGTGTCCATGTACGAACCATCTGCTTGCTCTTCCGTGTTGATTTTGATCGGGATAAAGCCAAAACTACATCCAATTACATCACCACGTTGAACACGAGCATAGGCTCCAACAGCTTGCGGATCATCCTTGTTGATGATGATATCCCCGTAAAGTCCGATTTCATCAACTCCCAAAGTGACCGTTCCATTGCCAGTCCGACCAAGCACTAAACTATCATCATGGTTAAATAATGCCCTGATATCGGCTCCTTTGATGGCTTTTTCAACACCCTCACGCTTAATCACTTCAAAATAACCAGGCCATAATTCAGTAACTTCATCGAACTTGATAAAGTACCCACTCAAAATCAAATCACCAGTTTCTTCTCGTGTTTTGAACTGAGCGGTGCGATAACTATTCCGTTTGTTCATTCTCTTCCTCACCCCCTTTCAGTTTCTTCTGGTCCCCAAGTCTGTCTTGCGGTAGATAATTTTCAAGAGCAAGGAGCTCATCCATATCAGGATCTGGTGGCATCCCAAGCCAATCTCTCCACTCGTTTCGACGCATTGCCATATTTTGGGTCATCTGTTTAGCTACTGATGACAATTCTGTAATGTCATACGAATAAAGAGAGCGAGCATTAAGTTTGAAATACCGATTGTTTGAAACTAGTAAATCTCTAGTTAAGGTCTGAGTAATTGTATTAGCAATACTCATAACTGTTGTATTGACAAAGTTGTTGTATTCTTCTTTGTCGAAACTTCCAACTCCTAAAATAAAAGCTGGAACTCCCAAAAGTCCAGCAACTGTTTTCTTGTCAATTTCAACAGATTCATTGATAGCGATATCTTTTAAGCTGAGTGGCTTAACCTGTTCTACACTCAACAAAGCATCAGGAATAATCCACGGCTCACCTGCTTGACTTGTTGTTAAGTATTTCTTAGCGACCTTGTCTCGCCCCTCTTGCGTGCCCAATTCTCCATTCGAAGAATCAACCTTAACAATCAGGCTAGGAACGTTCTTTCCATTCATAAATCCTTTTTTGATTTGAGTAGCAAGGTTTAAATTCCTAACAATATCCCTCAGAGCAAGCCTGTATCCAGTACCTACAAATGGATTGTCTGGATCTGGGTTGATTACAAAGTGCACGATTTCGCTTGGGTTGTAGTCGATACCACGATAATTCACGATATAACTAACATCATCACTTTTGAAAGAGACTTCACTCATTGAGAATGGTCTCAGGTTCAGAATATAATCATTCACAGGATCATACTCAACATGAAGAACTGAGTTTCCGTCACCAAATAACAACAGGTCACGCACAATCTTGAAAATCCAAGTTTTGCGAGTCATGTTTTCGCATGGATTTACATCAATCTTGCGAGCCAGTCCGTCTTTTATTCGGATATCGCCTTTATCAGTATTCTCCATCAAGTGAATAGTCATGTTTGACACCATGTCAGCAATCTTGTTGACCGCAGCAATTACATCAGGATTGCGGGCCAAAGGCACATAGCTATCACCGTCAATATAAAGCCCAAAATCTGAATGAGCGATAACATTCGTTCCGCTTCGACTCTTACCACGTTTCAAAATTCTATCTAAAAGCCCCATATTTCCTCACCTCCTTTCTATTAACGATTGTCTCTTTCTCAGTCTGTCCAATTCTACAATGTTCTGGATTAACTTTAGGATCTAATATTGATAGCTCTAGCTGGAAAGGCTTATCCAGTGGTAAAAAAATATCTTTCATATCCCACCTAATCAAAGAAGCTCATGACATTCTGATTCTTGCCAAGGTTAGCAAGAGCCTGAATACAAGCAAAAACGCTGGCATCGAACAAGTCAATTCTTGCAGTACCACCGTCACCGTCTAATTTCTCATATTGCACAGCATCATCCACCTTTTCAATCGCTCTAACATTGCTCACACAGTATTCGTAAGCATCAGAATGAAGATAGTAAAACTCTTTATTCTTAACTTTGAACTCAATCCGTCTGAACCCCTCTGATTTCAGATAGAAAAGTTGAGGTTGGTCAATCATCTTGAACCGTGCTTGTTTCATCTTCGTCAGAAACTCACGGCCAAACTTCCTATCCATTCCGACAGCAGCAATCTTGAACCCTTTCTCTCTCATCTTGATAAACCATTTGACAATATCATCATAGAGAACGGTCGGAGTATTGCTCATAGTTAGCCAGCCATCAGACTGCCACCCAAAGAGTGGAATCCCGTCATCGTTGGCTTTCTTCTGAGCATTGACACGAGGGAAGAAAGCGTGTGTGATGCAGATATCAACATCTTTCTCGCCATCGTGATAGACACCATAAAGGGCGGCTGCGGTCAAGTCATGCAACCTTGATAAGTCGGCTCCACCATACCACTGAATAGGCAAGCGTGCCAATTCTTCCAAAGTCCAATCGTAACAACTGTCTGAAGCAATAAATTCATCAGGATTGAAATAAGCGTTCATTGAGTTTGTAAAGACATTCAAAGTCTTGTTGAAGAACTCATTCCTAGTCTGTGGATCATTCATAGCCTGCTCAGCTTCTTCTCTCAGAGCTTTGAGCGATACCGTCACACCCCACGATGGGTTGGCTTTCTTAAGTACATTCTCGTCTAGGTAATCACCGACATCTCCATCTGTTGACTGGTCAGCTTTGCAGATAAACATGAACAAGGAATCATCCTTGACCAATTGCTTAAGGACCTTTTGACAGTATTTAAGACGATTGGCAAGGAAACCAGTAGGAATATCCCCAGCCGTAGAGATAACAAAAAGCATACTGTTTCGGTATGCTGACATTGTTTTCTTCATAAGACCATATTTCTTACTGTTCCTCATCGTGTGAGCTTCGTCTAGGATAATTACGTTACCGTTCAATGAGTCCAAACGGCTTTCATCGTTGGCCAGTGCCTGGATAAAGAAAGAACCCTCGATACCAAAATTAGCAGTGATTGAGTGTTCCTGGTTGTTATCCTTGATACGAATGTTCTTGTCATTCCATCGCTCTACATTGAATTTTAAGAATCCAAAGGCTTCCATCGCTTGCTTGACCGAGTTGGCCACGATGTAACATTTTGAACCGCTGTCTGTGTCTAATATCTGATAAGCAAGAGCGATTGCAGCAGTAAATGAGGTTTTCCCATTCTTCCGAGCAAGCATGATAAGCGCTTCTTTGAACCTGCGCTCGTTTGACCCCTTGTAGTAAAACCCAAATAGATTAACAACCACAAAGTGTTGCCAGGGTTGCAAGAGTAATGGCTTGTTACGGATAGACACCGCAAACATATCATCACCCTGCTGATGGACTATCGTGTTTTCGATGAAGTGAACAACGAAATCAACGATTTCCTCATCCATATCAAATTCTGGATTGTCAAGATCACGCAAGAAACGTTCAGCTGCAAGAATGTTCTCCTCACAATGTTCCTCTCTGTGAGATATGACGTGCTGAGCATACTCTTTCGCTTTATCAAGATTACCCATTGCCAGTCACTCGCTTCTTCTTGATTTCGTTCTTGAACTTCAGGACCTCAGTAAGAACTGACTCACCCTCTTGTTCTACTACCTCACCAAGAGACTTAGGATTCATCATCAACTGATTAGAGTAGCTGAGGATGTCTTTCCTCAAAATTTCCATCGCTGTCAAGATTGGAACTTTGCGCTCATTTTCAGCACCAGCCTTATTGACGTAGGTGTCTGTTACTGGATAACCCATGTCAGCATAATCTTGAGCAAGTTTCTGATACTGATAGAGCATTCCTGCAAAAATATCAATGATCATTTCGAACTCTTTCCGATAAGTGCCCAAGTCTTTCATCTGCTTGACCACTTTTGACTTAATCGACTTTGCTGTAATTGGTTTAGCCAAAAACTACCTCCTTTCGTCAAAATCGCTTAGTTTTTACCCCCTTTTTGTTTGAAGGCCCCCGACTTGGAAAAAGTTCCCTTCACCGGTACCCTACTGGCCAAAATGATTTTTTAAAAAGAGGGGGGGGACTAAAAATTTTCATTTTTCATTTTGAAAAAATTTAAAAATTCTTTTTTTCTTTTTTTCTGCCAATACAATCCTTGATTGATTACTCTATCGTTCACTCTATCATGAAACGTATTGTGTTTCTTATTCGTCAACGGCAAACAATTCCATTCAACGAATTCAAGTTCAGGATATTCAGATACAGGAAAGATATGGTGAACCATTTCTGCTTGAACAGAAATTCCGTAACGCAAACTTTCTTGACAAAGATAATCATGCTTACGCATTATCCTATCACGGAACCTCTCCCACTTCTTAGACTTCAAGGATGGTCTGATAGGTTTGTTGTACATAGCAAACCTCCTTTCCGATACTAAAAGGGACAGGTCAGTGACCTATCCCCTCTCATACAAGAAAACCATGCTACCATAATAAACCTTTTTTTGTGAGACTTCAAGATGTCTTTTGTCTCATTCTTTTTTTATTTTTGTATTCGCCAATAGAAATGATTTTGTTATTGTCTTTGATATGCTTATAAAATCTAATTGATGCTGGGTGAATTTCACTAACCACAATTTCCCCTTGTATCCCTATGTCGCTTACTTCGAGGTTTAAAGTTTCATCGCCAACGCTTCCTAAAATTTGAATTTTATCTTTGCTTGATATTTTTTTATAAATCAAATTCAAAATTCTTTTCAGTATTTTTATCATAGTCATACCTCTCATAACTATACCAATTTTATCCCTCACTTTCACATATCTTATATTTTGTTAAACTCACTATAAATCTCAAACCCTTACTAATCATAGGTTTTAAAGAGTTTCATTTTTTCACTTTATGCTTAACTCATTATGTGAAAGTAATATCTAAAAAAATTAAATGACAAAGTTCCGTAGTGCGTCATCAAGCTCTGCTTGCTCTATCCCTATGTATCTCAGGGTGATTGCAGGCGATGAGTGATTGAACATTTTCTGCAATGTTCCTACGTCCTTTGTCTTGTTGTAATATTTATAGCCGAACGTCTTGCGCATTGTGTGTGTGCCAACATTATCAATGCCTAGTTCTTCAGCTGCTTCATGTATGATTTGATAGGCTCGCTCACGAGTGATTGCTTTATTCTGACCTTGCCTACTCTTGAATAAGAAATGATGAAATGGTTTGTCCTCGACATATCTCCTCATTTCTTTCTTGAGCTCTTTTGTCATCCGTCTTGTTATCTGCTTGCCAGTCTTCCGTTCTCTCAGTTTGATGTGCCAACCTTGAACATCTTTAACTTTCAAGGTAAGTATATCTCCGACTCGCAAGCCAGTATTCAGGCCTGTAATGAATAGCATATAATACATCTCATTCCACTCTTTGAGATAATCTTTCATTGCCTGAATGTCGTCATTATCTTTTATCGGTGATACAAATTCCATGTTCTACCTCCTTTCTGCAAAACAAAAAGCCAGCATTTGCTGACTCTTGACGATACTTCTGTTGGACAACTTTTTGACTAGAATTAAGGATGACTCCTCAAGTGTGATGTGTGTTTTTGTTTCAGAAGTTCATGCTATCATAATAGACCTTTTTTCGTGAGACTTCAAGATGTCTTTTGTCTCAATCTTATTTACAACTCACCTTTCAGTATAGCGTACTGTTCTAAGATAATTCTTCTACGTCGATAGATTGTAGCTTTGCTCATGAATTTCTGTTCTGCTATTTCTTCCCACCTCAGTTGAGGATATCTCCAGCGCAGATTAAAGATTTCCTTATCTTCATCAACTAGATTGATCAAGAGTTTGTTGATAATCCCTTTGAACCCTTCAAGGAATTTTAAGGTTGGATCATCCGCTATTCTGATTGCGATGGTTTCGGTAGGTTTGCTTATTCCTACGCTAGGCCCACTCTGAGCATCTGGATTTCGAGTTTCTAGTTCTAGCCTTCTCAAATCTATTGTACGTTGAACGTTTTGAAATTTGAAAAGTTCTCTGTCTAATGTTTTGAGGTCTTCGTCGCTTAATTTCTTCAATTCCTACCCCCTCGATATCTTCGTGACTGCTTCCACTTGATAATCTTACCTTCGTTATTATTGTTAAAATAATCTGGCAATCTTGCTGTTGGACTCTCTTTATAAACAACTTTCTCAACGACCTGGACTCCAGGCATCATTTCATCATCTATCCACCCAACAAGCCACGCAGGGTTTACATCATAGGTTTTAGCAATCATTTCAATTTGCTTAATGGACGGATATCCACCTCGCTCATACAAATGGATTGTATTTTGTGAAACACCTGTCTCTTTCGCCATCTGTCCTACAGATAGACATAGATCCTCTCTAAGTTCTTTCAGTCTTAGCTGCATCTTGCTCTCCACTTTCTAGTATTAGCTTTTATGAATGTAGCCTGCTCTTGCATCTGCTTCCATTCATAATCCATGATGATTTCAAGTTGATTGGTACATAGACCTTTTAAGAAATCATTTTGAGCTTCTAGCTTCTCAATATCCTTATAGGCCCTTTCATACAGTTCATCTTCCAGAAATATAATGCGCTCTGCCTTTGCTTCCTGAATGATGATGTAAATTGGTTTCTTGTACTTTGTCATTACAATATTACCTCATCTCCAATTTTTAGAGATTCATAGTTTGTTTTAGTAACTACGAATATTCCGTAATTTTGTACTGTGATAGTGTACATGTCGCCAATCTTCTCCTTTTGTAAGACTCTGCCTTTGATTTCAGCGCCTTGATTATCTGCCTTGTAGATGAGCATCGGGCGCTTTTCTTCTAGTTTTTTAATGTGGATACTCTGCCAAATATTTAGTCCAGCAGATAGTAGAATCCAGATAGCTATAAATCGTTTCATTCTGTGACCTCTCTCCCATCTCTTACTTTTTGCAAATAATATTTATATATTTCATTGTAGGCATGTTCATTTACTAACTTTTCAAGTGCTTTATTGACCACTTCTGATATGCTTCCATATCCACCATATTCTTTGATGGCTTCGACATGGTCATACATATCTTTGGTAAGCGTTGTTTGTACCTTTCTAGCCATCACTCCACCTTCTTTTCTCTCATAAATTTTGGCATGTTGCCAGAGTATTCCTCGTAAAACCAATACTTTCTACAACATTCATCGTAATCATAAGTTTTTTTAATTTTTAATTTTTGTTTGAGCGTTTTCTTATATTGTTTCGGACATGGAATGGAAAAGCTTTCATCATGGACAGAAAACCAAGCTACAAAATATCGTTCAGAATATTTGTAATGTTTTCTTTTTTGTCTAAGATTCATCACTCAACCTCCTCAAAATAACTATGAAATTTACTTAAATTGACAACAGCGACCTCTTCGACAAAATGTTTTTCAATGTCAAAGTCTGGGTCGTCTTTACTAAACTCTTTCTTAATGGCTTTTTCAGCTAGCGAAGGTAAAGCGAATATACTTGCTCCGTTTTTTAAGGCAAGCGGATTTCCATGTTGATTCACTATTCGATATCCTATATCAAACGGTCTGATTTCCCTTGGGACTTTTATGCATTTACTTTGATTCTTCATTCCTTCTTCAAGCGTTTGTATCATCCCTCAACCTCCTAGATTACTAAATGGAACTTCCCACTGATAATCATCATATTCATAACAAACGTTTTTGATAATTTCACCTTTGGAAATTTCAATTTCCTGCGTGAATTCCATGCCACACTCAAACGTAAAAATTTTAATATCAACATCAAATTCACTTGAAACCTCTTGATAATTTTCTGGAATAGCACTCCACGCTTGCTTGAAATTATCCAATTCGACAATACAAAATTCTTCTTCAAGCCAAACTTCTATTTGTTTTTGTTCAATAAACGCTCGTCTTGTTCCATTAATGTAAAAATATGGAGCTGTGTTATTGAATTTAAGCAGAGTGCCGTCCCATTTATCTTCTAGCGTCACAGTGTCGTTTAATAGCATTTGTTTTAATGCTGATGCAATATTTTCGCTTCTTCCTCTTAATTTAAGAGATCCTTTGGCCCAATTTGGCATTATTCATTTACCTCCTCAATCTCAATCCCTTCACAATCGAACACCCAGCCGAAGTTGGCTTCTTCGAGAGTTTTTCTTGTAAAAGCAGACTTGAACAATGAACTAAAACGAATTGCTGATCCAGTTTTTTCTAAGTATTGTTCAGTACCTTTAATCTTCACCAAATACCGCTTCTCTTTCTCGACCTCGTAGCCAAATCGGTGCATATTGACGAGAATTTCGATAAAGTTATCTGTATTCGACATCCAGTTAAAGAGTGTATCGTCAGTTGTCGATTTTACCCAATTCGCACAAAGATATGCAATGTTTTTATATAAATTATCTTTGTTTATCCTATACCAAACCGATACAAACGGCGGAACTTTGACTTTCTGCGGTTCGTCTAGTTCCAAGATATCATCCCACAGCAACTTGAACTTAATTGTAGTAGAGTTATTCATACCGATAGAGGGAAACTCACCTTCATATTTCTCAATCAATTCTTTTTTATTCATCTTCCAACTCCTTTATCTTTTCTTCTAGCTCTTTATTCTTTTTCTTCAACAAATCGCGTTCAAGCGCTCTAATCCGCCTCTTGCGTGAATCGCACGGCTTAGAATACTCGATTATCTTTTCTTCGTTTTGCTCGATTGTGCGTTTCAGTCCGTCAATCACAATCTTTTTATCGTAATTCATCTTCTAAAAATCTTTCAATAGCTTCTCTGTAGGATACTTCCACCAGACCGTCTAAGTCGTTCAGGGCTTCAATATAGTCTGGACGACCTTGCCCATACTGCTCTTTCAAAAATTCAACAAAGAGATGAATTTCCTGATAGGTTACTCCAACCATATTTCTTACACCCCACTAAAACGGCAAATCATCATCTGAAATATCCATTGGCTCGCCTTGGCCAAAACTTGGTGGCATTTGGTTTTCCATGCTTGACTGGTTCGCAGTATTATCCTTCTTTTCAAGAGTTTGAAAACTTTCAGCTACCACTTCCGTAACATAGACACGTTGACCTTGCTGATTGTCATAGCTACGAGTCTGGATGCGGCCAGTGATTCCCACAAGAGCACCCTTTTTGATCCAGTTTGCAAAATTTTCAGCTTGCTTGCGCCACATGATGCAACTGATAAAATCAGCTTCACGATCACCTGCCTGATTCTTAAAATTGCGATTCACTGCCAAACTGAAAGTCGCAACTGCAACATTTGATGGTGTGTATCGCAACTCCGGGTCACGAGTCAAGCGGCCTACTAACGTAACATTATTGATCATCTTTCTTTTCCTTTCCTGTCACACATTCAACAACTGAGTAACCGATAAAAAAGCACAGAAAAGTTATTCCAAATTCTTTAATAAATTCAATCATTTTCTTCCCCTCCTTCATTTTCTAAAACGGCATCTTGTGTAAAAGTGTTGCCAATTTTATAGTATTTGTATTCCTGGGCTGTCACTTCAAATGTTTCTTCAACGTGCTTATTTCCTACATATCCAGAAACGACCAGAATATATCTTCTTTTGGTTCTTGTTGGTACAAGTACCGAACTTTTCCCAGACACCACGGGTATGAATGTTGTATGAGGTTCATCAATGTACTTATCTACTACTGTCCCACTCGAAATCTGGTGACATGCCACGAGGAATGATGCGAGTAAAACAACACATAGGATTTTAAAATATCTCACTCCTTGTCCTCCAAACTAACAGTTATGGCTTGTTTAGCTTCTTCGGAGATAAAAATAAGTGTTTCTCCTTTTTTTAAGTTTTTTAAATCCTTCTTTGTGAATTTCACTTTATGGACTTCGTAGTTTTTACCATTTATTTCAATCATCTGGCAGATCCTCCTTAAATGAACAAACTAGCTAGCCACAGAATAAATGCAAAATATATGATCTTTGAAATAGCTTGGGTAAGTTTTTTTGAAATTTCTTCATCACTATAGATTGTTGGATTTATGAAGCTTAGTAAAGCATCTACTCCCAAAGCTTGCCAAAATGAAATCTTTCCGACCGGGAGGATTGTCGTTACAATCTCATTCCAACCAAATTGAACAACAAACGGTGAGACAATTGTTACAAGTAATACACCAATAATAATTCCTAGTTTTTTCATTTTATAAATCCTCCTCTTTAACAAACACCCCATCAATCATCTTACCTTTGCGGTCCTTGATGACTTCATAAGCTTCTTCTAAGCAACTTTCAGCTGTAGTTCCATTACAAAACGAAACCGTACTAACCACACTGTCAAGAAACATCAAGTCTGCTTTGATTAAAGGAATCTGTGTCTCATTGTGACAGACATGAGCGTATAGCTTATGAGCGATATTACCTAGACTAGAAACCATCAGAAGCAATTCAAGTTCCTGTTGATTGGCTGAAATCTGAGCCCCATTCTTAATCTGTTGTTCAAATCCAATCAATACTACCTGGATGTCTCCAAGAGCATCATAGATCAGTTCAGATTTATCCTTTGCGATACCTTCAAATAATTCTCCTGACTCTTCCATCAACTTCAAGAACTGTTTGACAGGATTTGCTTCATGCAGGTTTCTGTCAACAAACCACTGTTGAACCTTTTCTTCCAAATTCATTTTTGTATTCATCTTACTTTTCCTCTCTTTTCTTCGTAATCAAGTAGTAGCAATCAGCTGCTCTGTAATCAATCCTGATATTTTCATCACTCATGCTTTTCCGAAAACGTGGATGACTGATTGCTGAGTAACTAGCTTGATGTTTCTTTAATTCATTGATTGCGCTATGTATATGGCCAAAACTCCCAATGAGTATCTTGCGGTGACCGTTATAAATGAAGTAGAGCTCAATCGTCTTTGCAAAACTCCTTGTAGATTTTTTCGAAAATTTCTGACACCAATTTTTCAGGTATATTAGATCTCTCGTTGTATGATTTTGAGAAGTTCTTCCACTCTATGTCCTGCTTGATAATTTTATTCTTAAGATTAAGTTCAATATTGCTTCCAAAAATCGTCCGCTTTTGTAAAGGATAATCATAATTATTGTATCTAGCTAGGTTTTTGTATGGAATTCTGAATCCAATAATATCCTCAATGTAGGGCCACAGTCTGTCAGCTGCTGGATTCTCAATAACCCAAAATTGTGGTCTATATCTTTTTATGATTTCTATTGTGTTGAAAGCTGTTAGCTCGCCATTGACCCTTTTTAAAAATTGCCTGTCGTACTGATAATTTATATAGGCTGACTCGTAATCCTTATTTGCCCTGATCGTGAACGGTGAAGGTCTTACTTGTGGAGCAAACAAGCTATCAGACACATCATTGCGTTTCCAACACGCATTCCCGTTTTCCATGGCAGAAGCATTTGACCATGATTCGCATGGTGGGCTAGCTATGATTAAATCTGGGCGTGGCAATTTGTCAAGCGTATCAAAAAGTGTGTTGTCTCCAAATAAGCGTTTGTAATCGGCAAGATTCAAATTTATGAAATGATTGTTCTTGTTTTCTATATCCATTCCGATTGAATAGATTTCAATATTCGCCCCCCCCGAACTATTCAGAGAGTTAGCACCCTTAAAATAAGAACCATTCCCACTATCAAAGAGTGCCCAGACTGTCATTTTTTTAATGATCAATACCTCCTATCATCCCTTCACCTCAACTGGATAGAAATTCCCAAAAGAACCTCTCAATGCCTTGCCTACCTGCAACGCAACTGCACGAGAAATGAACCGCATAGCTTTCCGCTCGTCCGAATACGAAACATCAATTCCAGTCACACCAATGGTTGCAGACATCAAGAAAGGTTTATCCTCTCTTGTCCCATGCTTTAAAATAAACATCAGCCACCTCCATTATCCAAACGCTTCAGCATTTCCTGTTTCCGTTTTTCCAACTCTTCCTTGGTCTCCTCACTCGTCGTATTCACATAGTTAGGTTGTGACCATTCAGGAACATTTGATTTTTGATTCCCTGACTGACCCTTGATTTTACTTTCCTTGTAAGCTCGCTCACGTTCATCGACTGCTGCAATAGTCAAAACTCCATCGTTTTTCCAATTCGTCAAAATCGCTCTGATATAACTAAAATTCCTTTTACCATTGTCAGCAGCAAGACCAATTGCTTTCAAGACAACCTTTGCTTCCATGCCATCTAATGTGATGAACTCTTTCAAGAGTTCAAATTGAGTTCCATCCAACGGAGCAATACGAGATTGATATTCTTCGACGATGAGTGTGACTGGATTTTCATCTACATCTTTCTCTATCTCTGTATCTATATCTTTCTCTATATCTATATCTCCGTTGCAAGTTGTTGCAATGGTGTTGCAATGCAACCCCCTCAACTCTCTATGTTTGCGACTTCTACGAGTGCTCGCCGTTTCGCTCCCAACCATCTCAGGAACCTGTTCTAAGAAATAATCTCTGTCATTTATTCTAGTCAGCAAACCCTTACTCTCCAAGAAAATCAAAGTGATTTTAATATCTTCAACATTCTCATCAATAACAAGAGCGATTTCTTCAGCTAGATTGTCAGCAAGTCCATCATAGTAGATGTGCCCGCCATCCTCTAAACTAATCAACATCATTTTGAGATAGATGATAGTGTGCGTATCTCCACCTGCAATCTTACGAAGCAATTTCATTTCTTTAGACTTGAAAAAATCCTGAGCTAGTTGAATCCAGTAGTATCGCTTGTTTTTAACTACCATTGATACCCTCCGTTTTTCTACTAATCCACAAATGTTTCTTTTCGTGTCACGGGATCAATATCCACACGGCTACCTGTTTTAAAGTCGATAAACCCTTTTTCAACTTGTGGCGCTTGAAATTGAATCTTCTTTTTCTGTCTCATTACCATTTTTAGCTTGATATTCATCATCAGTGATTCAATCAATACCACTGATACTACTGTGCCTACTGCGATAATTTGTAAATTGTTCATGTTTTTTATCCTCTTTTTGTGCTATAATATAGTCAAATAATTTTGCTAAGACCTTGTCCAGAAGCCTTTTAGTAAAGTTATTATATTTGATTAGAGAGCCATTCTTTGATGGCTCTTTTTGACCATTTCTTACCAGGTAATTCCTTTGGAAATCCCTTCAAGTAACGATAATTATCTGAAAATGTGGCATACTTAATTCCTAGAAAATCACAGGTAGTGTTCACATCCATCAACTCTGGATAGTGATCACTATCTTTTTCTATTTCGACTAGCCTTGTGATTGTGTCCTTGATAATAGATTTAATCCATTCAGATAGTGAAAGTAGAACATTGTCCATCTTCTTCCCCTTTCTAGACGTCATCAAATGAGTTTAATTTCATGATTTTCATCTTAGTGTTTGTGCTTGGCTCCCACGTCATCCAGTAGGCCAAGGCTGCATCTGCAAACTTTTTCGGTAGCAAGTCATAGCGACTGATATTGAAATGATCTTTGAAATCAATCTCTGCTTGCCTGAAGACAGATTGAGCGAAGATTTTATCAGCATAAGCAGGACTATCAATACCGCCGAGGCAAGCTACGACCCGAGCCTTTCTCTTCTTCAGTAGCGATTGAGCATAGCTTGGGTGAATCGGTTGCTCACTCTTGAGGTAGTCAATATCTTCCAGCATGGTCGCTTGTTGTTCACGCAATTTCTTTTGTCCAGTAAATAAAGCAATAAAGGCATCCTCGTCCAAATCCTCACGGATGAATCCGCCCTGCTTGCGAATGGCTGGCAAGACCTCTGAGGTCACCCAGCGTTTAAATTCTCTAGCTTGTGGAAGCTTACTTGAAAGAATGAGAGAGTAGAGCCCAGATTCATTGATGATGATAGTTTCTTGAACCCTTCCCAAATTATCTGTGAGGCCCTGTTTTAGGGCGTCATCTTCATCAACATGAAGAGCAATCGCATTTCTAGCCTTGCTATATCCTAGGATGTCTGCAACATCTTTCCCAACGAACCAAGGCTCGTCATCAATTGTCAAAGTACGGACTTCCTGTCCTTGAAAATTAAAAATTTCGTTCATAATGTTCCTCTTCTTACTTTTCCTAGTGTTAAAATAGTTTCCCAAACATCTAGTCCCTCAAGACTATCGATCATCATCTGACTAAGTTGGTGATTTTTCTTCTGCCAATTCAGTATTATTTTCGCTTGCATGTATGGACCTCTTAGTAATTTTTCCAAGGGTTTTCAATACCCAAAATATCTACGACTTTTTCTTTCACATAATCACTTCCTTTTCCATATTTCAGTAGCTCTGAAATAACTGATGATGCTACGGATACTTGTTTTGCCAATTCGGCTTGAGTCATATCCAACTCAATCAAACGAGTTTTAATTTTAGCCTTAATTATTTTTAGTTCTTTACTCATTTTTTCTTCCAATCTGTGTTTTAGTATTTTCTAGATATATTGTTAGGATTTGAACTATGTCCTCTAATGAATATGTTACGCGCTTAGAGATAAAATGTTTTTCAAACAATCTTATTGCCTCATAGTGATGTTTACTTGTTATATATGAATTATTTTCAATAAAAAATTTACAGAATTCTTCTGACGATTTGTCTGTCATACAAAATAATAGACAAAGTGATAGAGTGTCATCTTTATTGTTTTTTATTTTCGAAAAGTCATCGAAGATATTTCTGCTAAATATAACTTTATACCTGACTGGAACATCTGCTCTTGCAGATATGAAGTATGTTTTTTTGTTTATTTTTATTTCCAGTGTTTCTATCATTTCCTACCTCGTTTACCTACTTTATGTGACTAATAATTTTGCTTTACTCATGTTCTTCCTTTCTATTCTTATCTGCTTCTTTTGAAATTTTCAAAAGCATTGAAAGTCCCCCAACTACTCCATCTAGATACCCTCGTCCATAATCTGTCGCTAAGAGTTCCGATAATTCTTTCAGGTCTTCTTCGTTCATCCCTGACCTCCTTTTAAAAAATTATCTAAAAAGTTAGCGAACTACTTGACAAATTCTAAAACTAGTTTTAGAATATAGACATAGAGAAAAGACCTACTAAAAGTAAGGTTATACCTAGAAAACGGACGCCAATCAGTTTTTGTTAGGCTTTATTTTTTAGTTGTCTTGTTCGCTAACTCTTTAGCTTACGAATACTATTTTAAAACTAGTTTTAGAATTTGTCAAGTGTTTTTATAACTAATTTTAAAATATTTTTTCGTAATGCTTAGAAAGGTTGAAGTATCAATGTTCTTAGCATTCGACAGAATTAAAGAATTGGCTGATAAACAGAAAATTTCTTTAAATATTTTAGAAGAAAAGTTAGGGTATAGTACAAATTATCTTTATAGTCTAAAAAAAGGTAACCCAAAATCTGATAGACTACAAGAAATAGCCGATTATTTTGGTGTTAGTACAGACTACTTATTAGGTCGTACTGAAAATCCTAATCTTGCAGATGACACCAAGGAATATTCATGGCAAGGGAAAGTTCTAAATGTTGAAGAAATGGCATCGAATGTCATGATGTTTGGCGGTCGAGAATTAACAGATGAAAAGAAAAAAATCATCCAGTCTATCATTGAAGGTTATCTTAAAGAAGCTGGTGATTAGAGGTATTGCTTAGTGACTGAAAAAGAAATTATAAGTCATTTTCAGATTCGTATTATTGATTTTGATGGAGATTTGATGCCTGATGAACTTGGATTTTACGAAAAAGAAACCAATACAGCTTTCCTGTCGAGTAAGCTCAGCAAAAAAGAGAGGGTTAAGGTCCTACTGCATGAACTCGGACACAAAGACCACACACGCTCAGAGTACCAGAACGCTCGCCTACGCTGTGAAAACGAAGCTGATAGGAATATGATCCATCATCTCGTAAAAGACGCTATAGAAAGCTTAGACGACCCTACAGAGTTTGATTACCTCAAATTCATGTCCTACTATGATCTAAAAACCGTGACAAATGAAATCATGGTAAAAGAAGAATATCAGACCTTAGTTGGTTAAATATGTTTATAAACTGCTGAAGCAGAAAAAGAAAGGAACTACTTATGGCATTGTTTGGTAAAAAGCAAGATGAAAGTTTAGAGGTTGAACTCTTCACAGAGGAGCCGAATGAGCGAGTTTTTGAGTTTAAGAAATCAAAAACTGTTGTAAGAATCGATGATTATTTTATCAGGATTGCAAGAAAGACAAATGTGTCTAATGTTCTTCTTCATGGTCTTGATGGCGAAAAGTCAATTCTTCTCTCTGAGATTACAGCATACCAATTGAAAGAACCTGGCTCCACTGTTGGCTATCTTCAACTTGTTTACCCTGGTTCTTCTGATACAAAAGGTGGTGTGTTTGATGCCGTAAAAGATGAAAACACAGTAACCTTTACCAAAGATGAAAGAGCATCTATTTTGGAATTAAAGAAAGCCATAGAGAAAGCTTTAAAAGATAAAGTCAAGAAATAACAAAAAGCCCCACAATCTCCCTCGCCAAAGTTTGATTGTGAAGCTTACCCTTATAAAAAATCAGCCATTAAAAAGGCCTCTTTTCTATACCCTATTTTACACCATGAAAGGGGTGATGTCAATATTCTCAATGTTTAGACCTTGTCCAGAAGCCGATAAACAAGGAGAATACAATGAAATATAATAAAACAAAATACCCGAATATCTATTACTATGAGACTGCAAAAGGCAAACGTTATTACATCAGACGCTCTTTCTATTTTCATGGTAAAAAGAAAGAAATTACTAAAAGTGGTCTCACAACCCTTCCACAAGCTCGTGCAGCCTTGACAGAGATTGAGCAACAAATCCAAGACCAAGAATTAGGTATCAATACGAATCTAACGCTTGATCAGTATTGGGATATCTATTCTGAAAAGAGATTATCAACAGGGCGCTGGAATGACACTTCCTACTACCTCAATGACAATCTCTATAAGAACCATATCAAGCCAAAGTTTGGTTCTGCCATGCTTAAAAATTTGGATAGAAATGAGTATGAACTCTTTATCGCTGAAAAGTTGCAGAACCATACCAGATACACTGTTCAAACTCTCAATTCCAGCTTCATGGCATTGCTGAATGATGCCGTCAAAAATGGAAATCTGCTCTCAAATCGCTTGAAAGGTGTCTTTATTGGCCAGAGTGATATCCCTGCTGCTAACAAGAAAGTGACTCTCAAAGAGTTTAAGGCTTGGATAGCAAAGGCAGAAGAAATCATGTCAAAACAATTCTACGCTCTGACCTATCTTACCATTTTTGGATTGAGAAGAGGAGAAGTCTTTGGTTTGCGTCCAATGGACATCACTCAGAACGACAGCGGACGGGCTATACTGCATCTTAGAGACAGCCGAAGCAACCAGACCTTAAAAGGGAAAGGAGGGCTTAAAACGAAGGATTCAGAGCGATATGTCTGCCTTGATGATATCGGAACTGACCTTATCTATTATCTGATAGCTGAAGCTTCTAAGATTAAGCGAAAGTTAGGAATTATCAAGGAACAACAAAAAGATTATATCACCCTAAACGAAAAAGGTGGTCTCATCAATCCAAACCAGTTAAATAGAAACTTCAATCTAGTGAATGAAGCGACAGGATTGCATGTAACACCTCACATGATGCGCCACTTCTTCACAACTCAAAGCATTATTGCAGGGGTTCCGCTTGAACAATTAAGCCAGGCGCTGGGCCATACAAAAATCTATATGACCGATCGTTACAATCAAGTAGAGGACGAACTTGCTGAAGCGACAACAGACCTATTTCTTAGTCATATTCGCTAAAAAGTCCCCGACAAAACCTCAAAAAGTCCCCGACAATTCCCCGACAAAAATCCAAAAAATACCGAAAAATATCGAAAAATATCGAAAAAGTATTTTTAGAATAGTCCCCAAAAACCTGAAATAGAGCCAAAAAACTCCACCTGATTGGGTGGAGTTAAGGGAGATTATTATGAAAAAGAAAAGTTTAGGATTT